CCTTCCGCAAAGCGAATTGTATTTAACAATGCACGTGTGCGCGGATCCTTGAGAAGCTGTTGATACTCGGCTTTAGTACGTCCCATTAGCGTGGCTCAAACCTTCCTAACTGCTCTAAAAAGCCTTGTGCGGCTGCAGTGTCCAAGAGCGTTTTTTCACCTGGCTCACTGAACTCGGCAGTCTCACCAGTCATGGCTGACAGAACACCATCAGCCATCAGCTGAGCCATGTTTTGTTGATTGGCTGGTTGACGTACCTGTGCTTGAAGACCATAACGAGTCATTAAGGGATTTGGTGTTTGCTGTTGAGCAAAGTTTTCGCCATAGATCATCTGATTAATTGCCATGGCTTGTTCAGGAGAATACTGAACACCAAGACCTTGACCCATGGGCAAGATATTCGCGTACGGATCTTTCTGCTGCGCCTGACGCATAGCTTCTTCTTGATATGCTCGCTCTTCTAATTCTTGCTGTGAAGTAACCTGACGTTCTCCTGGACGAATATCCCGGCCATCAGGAGTAACATCATTTCCATACATCACACCCGGCTGATACATAGCAGGAGCGCCTACATCTGCACCGTACATTGCACCGGGTTGGTACATGCTACGGAATACAGCACTTGTTTGACGAATAGGCTGTCCATCAGAACCAACATCTTGGCCGTACATTACGCCTGGCTGATACATGCGGGGGGCTTTTTTATCACTCATTGTATTAACGGTGAGTAAGGTTCAAATAAATGTTAGAACCAACTGCGGTATCAGCTGGGCCTGGAAGTGCCTGAATGAATTCAGCACCAGATCGCTCGTAGCGGTAACGTGCTTGGAACGGATCTTTATAGTTTGGCACATACAATATCTGTGCAAGCGCATTTGTCTCGTACAGATAAATCTCGTCCCATGTCTTTAAAGCTTCCCGCGCATTGCTTGAGCTGATGGTACGGTCAACGTCACCTTCGATCTTCTCAATTCGAGTAGAAGGCGCAGATGCAACCTCAGTCTTTTTTTCTGCTGTATCGCAGCGACCTAGGTGATAGATAATCTTGTTATAAAACAAGGAGTCAGGCACCGTGTTCATCGCCTCTTCTAAACGGGCGAAGTCACCTGCAGGGACAGAAACAGTGAAATATCCAAGATGATATCTCACACGGCTTTTATCAAATGTTGATAACTCCACAGACTGTACCCTAATGTTTCTATTATAGAATTAGAATCCGTAAAGACCGTCAAAAGTACCGTCCATCATTCCAGCTAGTGTTGGATTAGTTGCTGGATATCCTTGTAAAAAGTTCATACCTGCCATTGGATCTAGAGCACTACTTAATAACTTTTTCATCATGTAATCTTTCAAATCAAATTTATCTTTCTTTTTTTCTTCTTTGGAACCAGGGCGCATATCAAAGTTCTGAACAATGACACTACCGCCAGGAATAGTGGTTCCTCCAGGCATACCGTCAATGTCTGTAGGAATCGTTGGAGCTGATACTGAAGACTGCGCTCCTGGAGCCGTGTGTAAAAATTGAATATCGTAGGGCCTGCCTTGTGCATCTGTGGTTGATAATGTGCCCATCCCTTCGCCTGGCGTATAGTTACCGTAACCTCTGTAGGCTAGCTTTGCTCCTTGAGGGATTCCAACATCGATTCCTGGATGGAAAGTAGATGCGCCAGCCGTTGGTGCATCCCTCTGTCCAAATCGTGAAGTAACTGGATAATTCCAGGCCCATTTACCATCAGTACGCTGTTCCACCAAAGGCAACCCTTGATCCCCCACGCGTACGTTCTGTAACAAAGAACGAGCAGTTTCAGGGTCAATCTTTTGACCTTTCTTTGGACCAAACTGCGGAATGACACGGATGTCACCATGTGCGCCTGTCGTAGGAAAAATGTCTTTTGCAGGATCAACAATAGACCCTAAGTGTATTAAACCCGCCATTTTCCATCTTTTTTTTAATTATAAAATGAAGAACCCCTGGTTTCCCAGGGGCTCTAATCAAATGCGGATTAAGTCACTTGCAAAAACAGATTCCCAATCTACCTGCTTAATAGTCTTAAGTTGTTCTAATGTCGAAAACTTTTCACCCGAGAGTGACATTTGAAGATCCTTAATCTTCTTAGCAGTTCGTAAACCCACACCACGGACATGATCAGCGATCATTTGGGGAGTAGCGGTGTTGATGTTAAGCCTCGTTTCAGGGGGAAATTCACGTGGCTCTTCTTTCTTGGCTCTGTCTTTAACTTGTAACGACTTAACCTTTTTAGTGGCCCTTTGATCTTCTTCGATCTCTTCGTGCCAACAAGTAAAAAGACGGCCATCAGAGTCTTGAACCATCCTCCAATCGCCGCCTTCCCATTCAGAAACAACTTTTAATGTTGCTCCCGTTTTTTTGTGTCTGAATAACATCATATAAGGCCAGAGTGTTACTGGCCTTATTTTACATTATTCAGCTGCCACTGCTAACAATTTTGTTAGGCAGATATGCTTCGATATCGTTATAATCAGCTGCTTGGTCCTGCTGGACGTAGCAAAGCTCAACAACGATGTAACCATAATTGCCAGCGTTTGCATCTCCGCTAGAGATGTAAAAACCACCGGAAGTTGCAACAGCGTCGGCAGAAGCCTTGGCGTAGACCTTGAAGGTGGTAGCAGCAGTCAGCTCTTTGTAAACCTTACCAGCGGAAAGACCATTAGCACCGGTTGCGGTCAGGAAGGGGGTTCCAGCAACAGCAGAGGAACCGCCAGCGAAGAAGATCTCACCAGCTTGGCCACCAGAAACGGTGGATGCCAGGTTGGCTTGAATCAGACCTTCACCAACACCGGAAGCAGCAACAGGGCTGCCGGAGTTGTCACGACCGAAGGAGATCACGTTGCCGGTAGCAGCGTAGACACCAGAGGAAGTGCGGTTGTCACCCCAGCCAGAGGCGATGGCAACGGTAGCGCGGTAGCCATAAGCAGGCAGAGTGCTATCGCCAGAAATCACCAGGCCGGTGATATCAGTACGGGTGTCGTCATTCCGATAAGGGGAAGGAACGATCACATCAGCCGAAGCGACAGCGCCCGCACCAGAGGTAGCAGTAACGCGGACATAGCCGCGAGCTTGGAAGTAACGGTAGCCAGGAATAGCCAGCACAGATGTAGGGCCAGCTTTAGACGCATCATTGGTACCGCTATCGTTGGTATCGATATTTTTGTACCAACCATTTAAAGCTTCTGTCCAGTTACCTGGATAGATCTTTTTGGAAGACAAGTAGGACATTTATTTCTCCTGAGAATGTTTACTTAATGACTCTATAAAAATCAAACGTCACCGTCATCAGAGACGTAGCTGAATGCGGTGGTAACGAAGTCCTTGTTCAGAATCTCGAAGCCAGCATAGAGTTGCCAGATAAGAATAATGAACCGCGAGAAATCGTCGTTGTTGTTAATAAGTACCTGAGCGTTTGGACCGCCGATACCAACACCGATGGACTGAGGACCGAAGAAATAACCTTGAGCCACTTCTTGGGAAGAATAAGAACTGCCGTTATCAAACGAAGAATTAACGCTCTTAGTGGGGAAGTTGGTGGACTCGTAGAACTTCACGCCTTCAAACTGAACGCCAGTCGGCATGACGGGCTCACCAGCCAGGAAGTAGGCTTGACCAGCCTGTGGTCCCATGTAGAAGCTGGTGTTGTTAGGCATCATGGGGTTAGCCATGTACATGCCTTGACCAGGATTGCCGCTGTAACGGGCGATCTCGCGGAAGTCCTCGTCACGACGCAAATGCATCATGAAGGTAGGATCGCAAATGCAGCGATACAGACCGTCAGCGAAGGTAGGGGTGTTGCGCTTACGGAGATCCTTAACGACAGTCAGAAGGTCGGTACGGACAGAGAACTGCTGCACCTGAGCGGTGTACTCAGTGCCGGTATAAGAAATACGACCTTGGCTGTCCTTTTCCTTACCACCAGCGAAATAATAACCGCCTTGAGTAGAAGAAGCGAGACCATTGGCTTCAGCTTTGGCGAGTTCATCAAGGAACACGCGATCACGCCAACGGCGGTAATCATCCAACAGGGTCAAGGAACCAATGCTCTGATGGAACATGTTCAGGTTGCCGGTATCCAGCAGCAGACGCTGTGCGGTAACCAGGGTTTCCCGAGCAATTTTGAAGGTGGATGCTTGGGTAGGATCAGACGGGTCGGCAGGACCAGTGTACTCCTTCAGCACAACCAACACCTTCTCTTTTGTGATGTTGCGGCTGTTGGCGGTACCGATAGTCTCGTCAGCTACGCGCTCACGGCTATCCTTTGTGCCAGGAGAAGACCAGAACTTGTAGCGATCAAGCTGCACAGTTTGGCCGGGCTGGCGTGTGAAATCGTGGACGACCACAGGCTCAGTTGCCATTTCAGCAACATAAGCGGGGTGTGGACGATAAAGCTCCGCACCTAGGAGCTTGGGAAAATCGTTATCAATGAACACCGTTAGTTATCCTCCAGGACGTGTAGGTTAATCGGGTGAAAGTTTTCAGACGTTTGTCTTACTATCAAGATTTTAACAGCCGGTAATTTATCAATTACCGGCTGCTATTTATCACTCAGCAACAAACAATTTGTTTGCTACAACGTTGGGTTGAGCTTGGTTCAAAATGCGCCATGCATTCTGAGGGTCGCTGATCATCTGGTTGCTAAAACCATTCCAGAAATCACGGGAATTCGTAGGAGCGGCCTGCTGAGGAGGAGCGGGCATTTGCTGAGGAGCAACACCTTGAGCTGCGGGAGCCTGTGTCGGATAGCCACGAGTTTCCAGATCGCTTTCAGATTCATACACAGGGTATGGACCTTGAGGACCAAAGAACTTCAGGGTGTAGTCAGACAGCACATCGGGATTGGTGAGAATCTCGTTGTATGCCTTGTTTTCAGTGCGTTCACGAACTGCGAAATCAGCGTACGCGTGGAGTTCGTGTGCGGCCTTGTGACCCCACGTCACGGCCTGATCCAGAAGACCTTCGAGATTTACCGCGTAGTTGTTTAGAATCGCCGGAGCTTCCACCCCGAACGCGTCGATTACCTGACGGCTCTCCTGACTCAGGTCGTAGTAATCCGCTACCGCGTTGTTCACTACTGCGTGGGCCTCCGCCGCTTCCTGCCCGTAAAGATTCGAGGAGGTTGGGGAAGAGTTGGGAGAGGATACCTGGCTGGGAGACCAAGTCAGGCGATCCGATTGACTGATACCTGGGCTGATTTGCTCCGCCTGTGCCCAGTTGGCCGGGATAGCTTGAGGAGCCTGGGTCGTCGTTGACGGTTGACCCTGGAACGGGGATGGGGCTGGCTGACTCAGCAGTCCCACCACCTTGTTGAACGCCGATTCCCATGGATTCCCCTCCGGAGCCGGAGCCGCCGGTTGGGATTGGGGGACGTATTGAGACGGGGCGGATTGGTAACTGGTAGGTTGACCCTGGACGGTTTGGGGGTAGCTCGTAGCCACCTGCTGCACCGGAGCCTGCGGAGCCGCCACCGGAGCTTGAGGTGCCGGTGCTGCCGCCACGTAGCTGCTGGGTGCGACGGCCGCTGGTACTTGGCTCGTCTGTGGGATCGATTGGACGGTAGCGTCCTGCATAACTCATCTCCTGTTGTAACGCTTCAAGAGTTCGATACAGATAAGGGGTTAAATCCAAACGTGGATCTGCAGCCATTGGAAGATCCGGTGACTGCGGATGGGGGGTCTGCATCATTCCCCCCACCAGGCGGGCAAACTGAGAGTAAGCACTCTGTAATTCACCCACCATCCTGAATGGGAACCCCGATAACATCGAGGCTCGTTCCTCATCCGTTTTTTGAGGGAAAAGAAACTTCAGTGCTTCTATACTATCAACACCCAACTCTTGCAGGTTTCTAACAACAATTGAATTGTTAATCAAATCCTGCGAGGTGTCTTCGTAAACTGGACCTAGCCAACGCCATTGAACGGTAACGTCCCCATCTGGGATAAGACCGATCACGCCAGGTGGAAGCATTTCTGTCTGAAGACAGGCCATCATTAACTGTTTTACCTGATCGTCATACGCTGCCATTGCCTGGTCATACATCGCAATGGCTTCAGCTGAAGCTTCTTCAGGCAGGTCTACGGGTTTTTCAATCTGGGCTGCCTGCGCCAAGGTATCCCGAAATAACCGTTCCTCTTGGAACAGTATTAACTCCATACATCTAGCGATACCGTGAGTATAAATAGAATTCGACTTCTTCTTAGCGGTAGCCGCAACACGGCCATATATCGATTTCAGTTCAGTAGCGGTAACACCTGCAGATATACTGATCTCGTCTTGCCCACCTAATGCAGTACGAATCTCTTCACGCAACATCTTGGTAAAAGATACTTGGTCTCCAGTGACAGCATCTGGGACAATATATCCAACACGATCATTCGGTTCCAAGTTAGCAATTACACGGGGTACACGGAGCTGCCCGTCCATTCCCCTAGACACAGGATCCTGTTTGAATGTGGATCGGCTAAGGCTTCCCATTCCGGCAAAGCCTGAGTTAGCCGCGATAGAAGGACGCTGGACGACAGTATCGCCGCCAGATTCCATTAAGTCAGTTTTTGGACGAGATGACAGTAATGTAGGATTTCCGAAGAATTGAATGTTTTTCCGCATGTTGCGGGTCATCTCATCATGCGTGATAATTTGATCAGCTAATGCATCAAATTCACCTACACCTTCAGTAGAAAAACCTTTTGGGTTATTAAAAATTTCAACACAAGGGATGAAGTTTAAAGTATTTTTTAGTTGAGTTGATTTACCTGGAGCCATTGAGGCATCAGGCGTGTCAAAGGAGATAACACCATCAGAATGTGTTTCAGTAATAGTACGTCGTTTAATTGAAAGCTTAATGTATTTTTTAGTGCCGCCTACACCCATTCCGCCTTGTCCGGTGAGCACGTTTGATTCAAGAATCTCTTGCTGCCCAAAGCCCTTCCCCTTACGGACTTTGTAGCTGTAGATGATTACAACCTCATCCAGCTCGCCATCCACGTTGTAATAGGTACGATATTCATGTTTCCGAAAATAATAAAGACGATAATTGTTTTGCGTAGGGCGGATATAAAACAGACCTTGTCCATCACAAAGATAATAATCCCAGATAGAGTCTAAGCGAGTGTCCAGCTGGTTGTACTTGGCAACCCGATCTAAGAAGTCCTTACGCTGATTACCAAAGTTGTCCTGGGCAGGAAAAAATTCCACACCTTGGCGGATGCCAAACATTCGCATCTGCTGGAGGTGCCCAGCAACAATTCCGGTATCGATACCAGCCCCACCATCTTTATCAAGATAGCTGTCGATAATTTCTTTCAAACGGGACTTGGAATCTACAGCCATCTCAGCCGCGCTTAGATCACTTCATTTTATCACTATTTCGATTTATATCTCTTAGCTGCACGTGCAGCTTTTCCAGCTTTTTTTGCAGCTTCAGTGTTTGGTACAAATTGCTTACCCTTTTTACTTGCAGCTTTTTTCTTTTCATCTGTCTCTGTCCGCTGTTTGGGAGACAGTTTGTCCCAGGCTGCTTTGGGTAAGTAGCGTTCGGTTCTTCCTTTTTCTATTGCTTTATCAGCCATTCTTATCCATGTACTTTCCAGCAATCTTAATTACGCCTTCGATCTTATCCGCCTGAGCTGCGTGCATTTTTACACTGTTACGCAATTGATCTTGGATTTTTTTTAAGTCTTTTACTTGTTTTTTCATGCTTTTTTACTTTTAGCTTTTTTAGCCGCAGAAGCTGCCTTCTTTGCTTTATTTTTATCATACTCTTCCTTAGTCTGCCAATCTTCTTTCCCCCACTTTTCCAATGACTTCTGTGTGCTTCCTTTACCTCCTTTATAACCTCCACCTTTGGATTTATATTCCGAGGCCGTTAGTTGAGCTTTCCGGGCGGACCATTGACCCGGTTTTCCTCCCTTACTGCCTGCCTGAATCTTCTTCTTGATACGTTCACGTAAGGCTGGCTTCGTATATTTGCTGTCGTCTTGTGCCATTAGATTACTCCATACTGTCTGGGTTGGAACCCTGGATCGTTTCTAAAATAAGGCATAGGAGCTACATTTGGATCCACTGCTTGTGGCATTGCTGCCCCCTTAAGGCTAGGATCATAGTTATATATAAATGGATAAGGAGACATTGCAGGCCCATGTCCATAATTTTCATTTCTTATTAAAGGTGTATAAGTACCTGGACTCATCTCATTCCTAAATGAATAATTTACGTTCGGGTTATCTTCAGGAAGTGTTTCAAGAAAAGTTCTTGCATTTCTTTTACCGGACATCATATCTGCTGCGCCATATGCGCTTGGCATAGAAGACCTTTCTTTAATAAAATTGTCTAGGAAAGAAAGCGGATTCATTTGCTCACGAAAGATAAGCAATATAAGGATTGTAACCAGGCATATTAGGATCGACTGCACCTCTTAAAAACTGACCTGCTCCCATTGTTGCAGCATTAAATGCAGCAGTAGGTCGTTCCCGTTGAGCCAATCCTTGCAACGGAAGACGGCCAGGATAAGGACTAGCAATCATTGCCATGTTCCCTGGTGCGCCAGGCACATTTTCGATTCCACTAAGATA